GTTGTTAATTTAATTTTCCAGAAAGATAGTCCGAATAAAATACGTCAAGCAAAAGAATTGTTTGACGGAATTGATCCTTCGATTATGGAAAACGTACGTACATTGTCCTTACAGCGGTTGATCGCAGGTGCTGGAACTCCAGACGTGGAAAGTGACACGTTTATCAACTCGCTAATGAGCGGACAGTATTCAAGCAAGCTAGAGACGTTGTTTAAAAACTACGGTGACAAAACGCTTAACGAAATGTTTGGTGAAGAAACCACCAAGGCATTAAAAGAGTTTGCGAAAACGTCTCGCGTATTGTCAGACGAACCAATCAAAGGTCTTGGCGCTTTGGCTCCTGCTAGTATCGCAGCTTCTCTTGGTGTCGTCGGTATGTTGACCGCGCCATTGACGACACTGACTACTGCCGGTGCGATTAAAGCGGCATCGGTACTGCTGCGTAGTCGTAGATATCTGAAGCTGATCACTCGGCCAACAGGCGTCCGTCCCGGTCAGGGTGTTGATTACGATCAGTTAGGTCGTACGCTTGAGCAGGTTTGGGAAGTGACTGCACAGATGCAAGCACAAGGTCTTGGCCGCCCGTCACCTGAAGTTCCTGAAGGAGCTACACAACAGACGGCATCAGGGTTCCCGACCCTTGCCCAGTTAACACAGACAGGCGTACCAAGTGCACCGACTCGACAGATGCAACAGCAGGTTGGGTTACAGCGTTTGCAACCAGTTTTAGGTGCACCGTCACAAAGTCGTCAACAAGTATCGCCTATCCTCGTACCAGATCCAGCAACTAGAGCAACCTTCGGGAGTCAATAATGGATAAGCAACGACTGTTTGCACAGCTACGTTTACACGAAGGCGTTGAGCATAAGCCATACAAATGTACTGCAGGTTATCTGACCATTGGCGTCGGTCGTAACATCGAAGAGCGAGGGCTGTCAGACGACGAGATTGACTACATTCTTTCAAACGACGTAAACATTGCGACCGACGAACTGGTTGCTACCTTTGATTGGTACGCGGACCTCGATCCTATTCGTCAGCGTGTCGTCGTAGACATGGTGTTTAACTTAGGAATGCCGCGATTTAAGCAATTTAAAAACATGATTGCTGCACTAGAAGAAGGGGACTGGACTGAAGCGTCTGATCAAATGATGGACAGTCGTTGGGCAGAGCAAGTAGGTCTACGAGCATCTCGTTTAGCTACCATGATGGAGACAGGTGAGGATTCATCTGACTTTTAACCATGAAAGAAATCGAAGCGGGGCGGATAGGTGAAGTCATCTGTCTGCTCCGTCTTGCCAAGATGGGCATACAATCCGAGATCGTGAACCTCGGAACTTCAGACATTATTTCTTTTGCGTATGACTATACTTGGCGAATACAGGTCAAAGGCAGTCAGCTCAAAGGAAATAAAGGTGCGAAGGACAGGCATAGTCCGGGCTATCAGTTCTGTGTCTCAAAAGGATTGAATCCAAAGAAACCATTGACACAAGAGGACTGCGACATCGTCGCGTTAGTTGCAGTTCCACAAGAACGGGTACTTTTTGTACCCGTTTCTCATTTTAAAGAAGTAAAAACCAAGCGCCTGAAACCACTAGATTTCATGGAGAAAGACCTAGAGTGGAACAGTTGGACAGAGTGCATGTCCCATTATGGGATCAACCCACCTCGCCCCAGTTGTTCCCCAATTCCTGATCCACTTTGCTTGGTACCCGAAGCTCCACACAAGTCTCCATAATCTCCTTGATCCGCGAAGCTTGGTCCTCGGAACTTACACTGAAACACAATTCGTCATGCACCGTCAGTAGCGGGATCAATCCCTCCGCATAACAGTCTGCCATCGCCTTCTTGGTCTGGTCAGCTGCAGAACCCTGAATTAGTTTGTTCAGTGCCTTGTATGTAAACGCCCGACGGATATTCGGCCCATACTCTTTTTGCGCTTCGTCTAGTTTCATAGGCTTGTTGTATCCAAAGCTTGCAGGCTCCCACATATCAAACCGGCACTTCCGTCCTAAGAGGGTTCGGATTTGTCCGTGTTCTTGGGCTCGCTTGGAGACTTCGTTTGCGAGTGATTTAACGAAGGGCACCTTACTATGATATGTATCCAGTAGTTCCTTCGCCTCTGGTACTGTGATATCCAACGTATTTGCCAACTTCCCTTGCCCCATACCATACATGATCCCCAGATTGACAGTCTTCGCTTCCTTACGACTGATGCCCGCCATGTCGGCTACCATCTGGTGAAAGTCCACGTCACTTTCACGATACGCCGAAACAATGTCATCAATGCCCCGTGTATTGAAGCGTGTACTACGATTCAAGATCGAGCAATAGTGGACCAATAACCTCGGCTCTTGGCTTGAGTAGTCAAAGGACCCCCACTTCTCTCCCTCTTCTGGGATGAATAAGCCGCGAATCAATGACTTAATCTCCGGATCTCGTGCGGGGATTTGTTGGAGGTTGGGGTTGCTTGAACTAAAGCGCCCTGTGACAGTGCCACCCTCATCAGAACGCAACTGGTTAAATTCACAGTGAATCCGACCGTTGTGTGAATAGCGCAGGATCGAGTCCACAAATGTACTATTTGCCTTGTTCAGTTCTCTAAGCTTGAGAATCTGTCCCGCGATTTCATGAGGACATGCCTGCAAGAACGCCTTGGTAATTGACGGCTGACCTGAATCCGTTTTTGGGCACTCAAGTCCGTAGTGTCCCAAGACTGAGGCCACGCTTGTTGCCACCCAGGGTTCAACCAAAATGCCCGTCTGCCTCTTGATCTCAGATACAATTTCTTTCTCTCGCTGTGCTAGTTGCCGTTTAGTCAACTCTGCTTTGTCAACATCGACACGCACACCGCGGGCTCGCATTTCGAGCATTAACGGGATGAGACTGCTCTCAAGCTCGAAGATCGAGGTTAGCTCGTTCTTCTGTAGTTCACTCTCAAAATGATTCCAAAGCTTGAGCGTCAGTGCGGCGTCTTGTTCAGCATACAGCCCAACATATTTGGCTGGCAACTTCCACATCTCTGCTTTTGGATCAATGCCAAAGTCTGCCGCGGCTGCCCGCAACATCTTCTCATTCTTCCGGTCGCCCAAATAATCCCGCCCAAGATTGTTGAGCGAATACGAGAAACGGTTCTCATCAAGCAGAGGCGCCGCGATCATCGTATCAATGATCTTCCCTTCGACCGCCACCCCCGCATACCGTAACCACCCAAGGTCATACGTTGCGTTGTGGAAAACTTTGGGGATATGTGGCGTTGCCATCTGCTTCTTGAGCCAACGGATCACGCGCTCCGCGCCAAGATTGCCCCCGCCCTGATGCGCGATTGGATAGTAGGCATTGAAATCACCTGCAGCGACCGCAATACCTACAATGAAACCGTCGCCCCGAGCCCAGCCGGGACCCAAGGACATGAGATTTGGATCACATGTCTCTAAATCCACAGCGATGTATTTGGACTGGGTGAGGTCAGGGAAGACTTCAGGGGCGCACCAATCAACCTCCAACATGTCCATTTCTAGGCGTTCTAAGAAGTTGATTGTGCTTTTATCTTTAGGCATCGTCCCACTCCGACATAATAATTTCGACATCCCCTGGGATCATGAATATCGCAATATTGCTATACTCGGGTGCGATCTCGTCCCAAAAGTACTCCCAAGCTTGGCCCTCGGATCTTTGAGTTGAAGCCATCTCCAAATCAATAATCACTTCAACGTCATACACAAGCTTGTTCTCTTCAGGGGTAGCACCTGGTGATACCCCCACACACGCATAATCATACTTCTCTGGTAGTTTTCTCATTGTGATTCTCCTTCACTCTATACTCAAAATTAGGGTGCCAATCTGGACTGCGGCAAGGAAACCATTCGTGTTTTGAACCGTATCTTACCGCTCCGGGCTTGACACGAAACTCAAGTTCCTGCCCCTCTGCAAAGGCTCTCTTTGCATCGGCGTGTTCATCTGAACTCATAATCCACACATCCCCTCACACTCATCTAAAAAGCTCAACTGCCCGTGGTCTTCGGGTGTTGAAAGATCCACTTCGCGAAGTGGGATACGCTGACGATGCAGGAATACTTGATCCTCCATCCCCTTGCGTTTGGGTGAGTCACGGACCGCGTCGTCAAACTCTAGGGCCTCGGCCCACGAATCTGGGTCATTGTCACGCATATGCCGCCACTCATGATCTGTATGATACGGACAGCCGATACAGGCTGACCGTGGTAAATGCCTGTCTGGATACCGCTCCGCAAACCATTGCTTGCAATCTTCCCGCGTCATCTTCTGCTCGATCAGTGGGAACCTGTGATGCATGTACTCCCACCGACTCTCTTTGACGCGCTGTATCTCGTCACGGGAAATGCCGATCATCATCTCCACGATCTTTTCTTTTGGATTACGCTGTCGAGGTTTCAGCCCGAGCAGTTCACGCACACGCTTCTGGATCGGATCAATCTTATATTCACGCGTACACTGCCGACGACCAATGCCACCTGACCCTGTAAAGAAAGGGATCGAGGCAAAGCGTTCCGCGTGCAGGATGTCGTTTTTAATGTCCCCCGCGCTCACAATCTCGACTGGGAAAGTTAGCATATTTGTTAACCACTCCAAGTGATCGTAAACACCTTGAGGCTCCCACCCTGTGTCCGCGAAGATTGCGACGTCGGGCCTCGGACCAAGAAGCTCTTGATCTGCCATCAATGCTAGCACCGACGACTGAACGCCTGCACCAAGGCTAATGACGCGTATCTGTGGGTTGTCTAGTGGGTGAAAAAACTTCATCCCTTCTCCTCATATTGACGGTTTAAAAATATGCCGATATGCGTAGTATGAGTACGCAAATAACCAATTTGTTAAACCCGTAAGGGGTTTTCCTTACCAACTATTAAGTCCTGCTTAATAATTCGATTCAAGGTGGTCAAAACCTTCTACCACCTCGTCGCACAGGTCGCGCTCCAAATCAAACACAAAATACTGGTCAATCTCGTACCAAATTGCGTTTTCGATTTCCTCTTGAATTCGATGCTCGTTCGGCTCGTCGGTATGCTTATGCGCTCTGTTCCAACCAAAGCGGATGCCTGTGTCAATACACGCGGTCAGTAACGCTCGTTCATTTGCTCTCATATCGGATACCCATACTTTGTCTGTGGATGAATTATATGTAGGTTCTCACGGGTCCTCGTGACCGCTGTATAGAACACTCGATGCTCATCGTCAGGTGTTGTTTGCAATGTCTGATATGGCATGTAACCCATATCTGTCAGCAGGACGATGTTGTCGTCCTCGCCACCCTTCATGCGATGTATTGTCGACAGCTTGATTCTTGGGGTTGTTTCAATTCCCCCACGTCTTTGAATAGCATTAAGATAAAATTGTTCCTCGGGAGAGAGCTTGATAATGGAACCTGCAGCTTCTGTAATTGGTCTAAGAAATCCATGGTGCTCCACCAAGTCGGAGTAGGACAGCTTGGACTGCGGGTCAATGAGACTGAGTCCTTGGATTGAACCACGTTTAACGACTGCTCCTGCTCCCTGTCTTGGGACTGCTGAATACAAGAGCTTCGCGTCTTCAACTCGCAAGGAGAGTCCATCTTGGAGGAACGACCAGAGCTGCATGGCCCGCAACTTGTTCTCATTAAAAGAGAGCCTGCCGTTGTGGCTGAATAAAACTCCATCGTGCCGAAACTCCTCTGCAATATTTCGGAGAGCCATATTGGTCCGAGACATAATAGTCCAAGAACCCTCCCTCATATCAATGTCTTCCACATGAAAATGCCTGTGGACCTCACCCTGCCGATCAGTCGGTAACCACTCTTTTGGTTGGCGGTGACTGATCTTTTGAGAGATTTTTGCAGACAAGGCATGTACAAAACTCGGCACACGATACGACTGACCTAGGATCTGCCTGTCTTCACAGATGTTGATCATGTCATCAATCCGCACGCCCTGATAACGGAAGATCGCCTGATCGTCGTCACCCGCATAATAAACGCGTTCAGCATTGTTCTTCATGACTTGGACCTGGGCCCATTGAAGCGGAGTCAGATCCTGACACTCGTCCACAATCAATAGATCAAGTGCTGGGGCCGTCTGCTGTTTGACCATGCCGTCAATCATGTCGACAAAATCGAATTTTTGATGCATGTGTTTATACGATGTGTACACAGTTTCGAGTTTTTCTAACAACTTCCAATGGATATCGTAGTCCGCAGCCTCTCTGTATTCTTGCTCAAGCGGAATCATCCGGAGCCTTGCACGAGCAATCATGTCCAGATACCGATTCCCGATCTTGGCGCTGTTAAATAACAGACCATCGTCGTCGCGGACGTTGCGGCCATCTATCTGCATGCCCATTTCATAACCGATCTGTTGCAGATCCTCATCTCCGATCATGTTGTCGGAGTTGTAGCCCAACCAACGGTAGCCCATCGAGTGAAGCGTACGGAAATACGGCACGTCCTTTTCCTCTAAGTTAAGTTCGCGACCGGCGCGTTCCCGTGCTTCGTTGATCGACTTCTTGGTAAAAGACACAAAGCCAATCTTGTCTGGCGGTGTGCCATTAGCCAACGCTTCTCT